GAGAGATATATAAAGATGATGCTATTATACAGAAGGTATTAGCAATAATATTTACCGTAGCTTATTTCTTTTTGTCTTACACGATGTTTAAGTACTTTGTACTTAACACACTAGAGCTTTCAGATTACGAGATAGGATTTATTAGTACGGTGTTTGGTGCTATGAGTAGTAAGGTAAACACGATAATTGATTTCTTCTTTGGTGGCTCTTCAAAAAAGTAAACCATGAAAAATTAATTTGTATCTTTGCTGTACTAAATTAAATCAAATGAAAAAGTTAGAACAACAAGAGTTAGACACGCTACAAGAGTCTATGAAGAAGTACAATGAATGTAAGATGCAGTTGGGAGAAACTGTCTTACGTCAGCAGGCTTTAATGATGCAGGTTACAATGATTCAGAAGGAGTCAAAATCTTTCGAGGATTTATTGATAAATAAGTACGGTCAAGACTCAGTTATAGATATGAAAACCGGGGAGGTAAAGCCTTCTGAAAAAAAATAAGATATGCCAAAAATTAGCACATACTTTAACTCACCACCCTTATTTACAGACAAGGTAATAGGTACTGTTGCATCTAGTAATAATGAAACTAAAAACTTTAGTTTGCAAGATGTTATGCAGAAGTTTAACGATTCTGTTGTGCCTGCTACTGCAACATCAACAGGTGTTAGGGGTCAATTTGCTTCAGACGCTACGCACTTGTATATATGCACAGCTACTGACACTTGGAAAAGAGTAGCTATAGCAACATTCTAGGGTTATGGATATTAGAAAAATATCTGTAGGCCCTGACTACAAGTCGGGAGCTATGCATTACCTTGTAGGGCAGGATATACTTAACAGCTCTCACAAGATACACCTTATTCAACAGGATAAGGATTCTCAATCTATAAAGGTTTGGATTCAGAGGGAGGACGAGATTCTTCTTTGGAAAGAGTTCAATTCAAATATGCCAATTTCAATCGAGTACAATATAAATTTTTAAGATGAGCGAAGACCAAAAAGATGCTTTAGAGCAACTTAAGAAATCAGAAGAGTCAGCAAAAGATACGTTTGATTCGTGGGTAAACAACTTAGAAGACCAAGAACAGCCTGATGCTTGCAGCATTGATGACGAGGACTGTGAAGCTTGTGGGTCGTAATGAAGTCTCCATTTAATTTTATTGTACGCCCTTTAGAAGGGAAGAGATATAACAACACCAAAAGCATTGGCGGTATGGAGTTTGTCGTTAGTACCTCCGAGGAAGACCATAAGTTTTCTAACCGAGAAGCTGTTGTTGTTGAGACACCTGTAGGGTATACGGGAGATATAAAGATTGGCGACACCTTACTAGTACATCACAACGTGTTTAAGTTTTACAACGACATGAAGGGTAGACGTAAGAGTGGTAAGAGTTACTTTAAGGATGATTTATTCTTTGTAGATAACGACCAATTCTACTTATACAAGCAGGATGGGGAATGGAATAGTCATGATAGATTTTGTTTTATAGAGCCTGTAGCTGTTGTAGAAAGCTTTATAGATAAGTCATGTAAATACGAACCTTTAATAGGTCGCGTTAAGTATCCTAATGACTACTTAAGGTCAAAGGATATAAAGGAAGGTGACTTAGTTACCTTTAGCCCTGACAGTGAGTATGAGTTTAAGGTGGATGATAAAACCCTATACAGAGTATTCGACCATCAGGTAACTATGAAGTTGTAATATGGATTCAATAGATTTACGTAAGGAAATTATAGAGGCGGGGTATAAGGCTGTGAAGCAACTCATTAAGGTTGCTAAGGAGGATATTATAAAGCCGGACCCTATGGATGAGCTTGCTGCAGATAAGTTAAAGAACGCAGCCGCATCAAAGAAGCTTTCTATATTCGATGCCTTTGAGATATTAAAAAGAATTGATTCAGAGCAGGAGACTTTAGATATAGAATCTAAGGGCCCTAATAGAACGGATACAAAACAAGGATTTGCAGAACGAAGGTCAAAATAACTTATATCGCGTTATTCCCGATTACATCCCCTCAAGGCCACTATCAAAAAAAAATGGTAGCCGAAGTTGGTTGTATGGGTACAACGAGGAGTATGACTTTGTAAACATATCCAAGACAGGTCAGATAGGTGAGGTCGTTGAAATCTCAGGACTACGAATAGGATTACCTCCTACGCCTAAAGATTGCTACAGCAGGAATAAAGCAAAATCACAGCAGTATTGGGAGCGTGAAGAGTTCCCAAAAGAACTGCAGAAAATAAACTCTATATTTCAATGGAATGATATGCCGTCACCTTTTAAGGATAGATGGGTTGATTATATAGAGTCTGAATTTGATAGAAGGGAGGAAGGGTATTGGTTCATGAATCATGGTGACCCGGCCTACATAACAGGTTCACACTATATGTATCTACAATGGACTAGTATAGATGTAGGTTATCCCGACTATCGAGAAGCTAACAGAATATTTTTTATTTTTTGGGAGGCATCAAAGGCTGACAAGCGTTCTTTTGGTATGACTTACCTTAAGATAAGGCGTTCAGGATTTTCTTTTATGGGGTCCTCGGAAGCGGTAAATACGGGTACGCTAGCGAAAGATTCTAGGGTAGGAATACTATCTAAGACAGGTTCTGATGCTAAGAAGATGTTTACCGATAAGGTTGTCCCTATCAATAGCAGGCTACCTTTCTTCTTCAAGCCAATCATGGATGGTATGGATAAGCCAAAGACAGAGCTTGCATTTAGAATCCCTGCATCTAAGATTACTAAGAAGAATATGTACGACACTGAAGCTGAGGAGCTTGAGGGGTTGGATACTACAATAGATTGGAAGAATACGGATGACAACTCGTATGATGGTGAGAAGCTATTGCTACTAGTACACGATGAGAGCGGTAAGTGGATTAAGCCAAATAATATCTTAAACAATTGGCGCGTAACAAAAACGTGTCTACGTTTGGGTAGTAAGATTATTGGTAAGTGCATGATGGGTTCTACATCAAATGCACTATCTAAGGGTGGTAGCAACTTCAAGAAACTTTACGAAGACTCTGATGTAAATACTAGGAATGCCAACGGTCAAACCAAGAGTGGTATGTACGCGTTGTTTATTCCTATGGAGTGGAACATGGAGGGTTTTATTGATAGATATGGGATGCCTGTATTTAAAAAACCTAATAAGCCCGTGTTAGGAGTGGATGGTGAGATGATAAGTAATGGGGCTGTAGATTATTGGGAGGCTGAAGTTGATTCACTTAAGGGTGACGCTGATGCTTTAAATGAGTTCTACAGACAGTTCCCTAGAACAGAGTCGCATGCTTTTAGAGATGAGAGCAAGTCTTCGTTGTTTAACCTTACTAAAATATATCAGCAGATAGATTATAACGATTCATTGATTACAGAGCACCACGTAACTCGTGGCTCATTCCATTGGAAGGGAGGGGTAAAGGATACTGAGGTTGTATTTAGCCCCGATACTCGTGGTAGGTTCTTGGTAAGTTGGATTCCTAATAAGAATCTTCAGAACAGGTCTGTAAGCAAGAGAGGTAACAAGTACCCGGGTAATGAGCATATAGGTTCATTTGGGTGTGACTCCTATGATATATCAGGAACTGTAGGTGGTAAAGGGTCCAACGGCTCCTTGCATGGGCTTACTAAGTTTAACATGGATGAGGCTCCTAGTAATGAGTTTTTCTTAGAGTATATAGCTAGGCCACAGACTGCAGAGATATTCTTTGAGGAGGTTCTGATGGCGTGTATATTCTACGGCATGCCAATTCTTTGTGAGAACAACAAGCCAAGGCTTTTGTATCACTTTAAGAATAGAGGCTACAGAGGTTACTCAATGAATAGGCCTGATAAGGTGTTTAACAAACTCTCAAAGACAGAGAAAGAGTTAGGGGGAATACCTAACTCATCTGAGGACGTAAAGCAATCACACGCCTCAGCTATTGAGTCTTACATAGAAAAGCATGTCGGTATAGATATGAGTGGTGCGTATAGGGATTCTGATGAGATGGGCTTAATGCCTTTCGCTAGAACTCTTGAGGATTGGGCTAGGTTTGATATTAACAATAGAACAAAGTTTGATGCTTCGATTAGCTCAGGGTTAGCCATTATGGCTAATCAGAAGAGCTCGTATCAGCCCGAACAAAAACAGTCAAAAATAAGTGTTACCTTTGCTAAGTACAATAACAAAGGGTCAATCAGTGAATTACTAAGATAGATGAAAGAGGTAAATGTAAACATATCGGCTGCAGGTTTTCCTAGTCAATTTGTTTCAGATGCAGAAAAAGCAACTGAAGAATTTGGGATACAGATAGGTCAAGCAATACAGTACGAGTGGTTCAAGAGAGATGGTAATTCATGTAGATACTACGACCAATGGAGAGACTTTCATAGGTTGAGGTTATATGCAAGGGGTGAACAGTCTGTTGCAAAATATAAGACTGAGCTTGCCGTTGATGGTGACCTTTCATATTTAAACCTTGATTGGACTCCCGTACCTATCCTACCTAAGTTTGTAGACATCGTTGTTAACGGAATGTCTGACAGATTATTTAAGGTTAAGGCTTACGCTGAGGATGCAATATCACAAGAGAATAGAAGTAAGTTTCAGGAAATGATTCAAGGACAGATGGTTGCTAAACCAATCCTTGAGACGATACAGAAGAATACAGGTATGAATCCGTTTACTATGGAGCCTGATGACTTACCTGATAATGACGAGGAGCTTTCCTTGTACATGAACTTAAACTACAAGCCGGCTATCGAGATAGCTGAGGAGACTGCTATTGACACCTTACTCTCAGAGAATAAGTACGTAGACTTAAGGAAAAGATTTGACTATGACCTTACTGTATTAGGCATAGGTGTAGCAAAGCATGAGTTCTTACCGGGCGCAGGAGTTAAGGTTAGTTATGTAGACCCCGCGAATGTAGTGTACAGTTATACTGAAGACCCGCACTTTAAAGATTGTTTTTATTGGGGTGAGATTAAAACCGTACCTATTATTGAGTTAAGTAAGATTGACCAATCGCTCACTAATGAGGATTTTGAAAAAATCTCTCAGTACAGTCAGAGTTGGTACGACTACTACAACACAGCTCAGTTTTACGAGAATGATATTTTTTACAAGGATACCGCTACATTAATGTACTTCAACTATAAGACTACTAAGAAGATTGTCTATAAGAAGAAGGTGTATGATAATGGTGGCTCTAAGATGATTGAGAAGGACGACCAATTTAATCCACCCGTGGAGATGATGGATGAGGGTAACTTCGAGAAGGTAGAGAAAACTATTGACGTTTGGTACGAAGGCGTTATGGTTATGGGGACGAACATCTTACTTAAGTGGGAGATGGCTGAGAACATGGTTAGACCTAAGTCTGCTAGTCAGCATGCTATCTCTAACTACGTAGCCGTAGCTCCTAGAATGTATAAAGGAAATATTGAATCTTTAGTAAGAAGGATGATTCCTTTTGCTGATTTAATTCAGATAACACACTTAAAACTTCAGCAGGTAATATCAAGAGTTGTACCTGACGGTGTTTACATTGACGCGGATGGATTAAATGAGGTAGACCTTGGAACAGGTAGTGCGTATAACCCTGAGGACGCTTTAAGATTATACTTCCAAACAGGTAGTGTGATTGGTAGAAGCTACACGCAGGATGGTGACTACAACCAAGGTAAAGTTCCTATTCAGCAGCTAACCTCAAATTCAGGGGCTAGCAAAACGCAAATGCTTATTGGTAACTATAACCATTACTTAGGAATGATACGAGCTGTAACAGGCTTAAATGAAGCGAGAGACGGCTCTACTCCTGACCCTAATTCTTTGGTTGGAGTGCAAAAGCTAGCAGCGTTAAATTCCAACACAGCTACAAGGCACATATTAGATAGTAGTCTTTATATTTATAAGACGCTAGCTGAAGCTTTAACGTACAGGGTTTCTGATATACTAGAGTACGCCGACTTTAAGGATGAGTTTGTTAATCAGATAGGTAAGTACAATGTATCTATCCTAAACGAGATTAACAGTCTATACATTTATGACTTTGGAGTCTTTATTGAGGTGTCTCCTGATGAGGAAGAGAAAGCTCAGCTTGAGCAGAATATACAGATGGCTTTATCTAAGGGTGATATAAACTTAGAGGACGCTATTGATATTAGAGAGATAAGAAACTTAAAACTTGCTAATCAATTACTTAAGGTTAAGAGAATTAAGAAGCAAGAGCGTGACGAGAAGATGGCTATGCAGAAGCAGGCTATGACAGCTCAGCAGCAATTAAAGTCTCAAGAGATGGCGGCTCAAGTCGCTATGCAAAAGATTCAGGCAGAGAGTCAGGCTAAGATGCAGCTCAAGCAAGCTGAGATAGCTTTTGAAATTGAGAAGATGAATAATGAGGCTCAGCTTAAATCCATGCTAATGGATAAAGAGTTTAGTCTTAACATGCAGTTACGTGGTGTGTCCGAGCAAGCTTTAGACCAAAGGGAGAATCAGAGAGAGGATGCTAAGTCGGCTCGTATTAGTCAGCAGAACACAGAGCAGAGTAAATTAATTAATCAGCGTAAGAACAACCTACCGCCTCAGAACTTTGAGTCTAACGAGGATAGCTTAGATGGGTTTGATTTAGCTGAATTTAACCCAAGGTAGTATGGCAACAAAGGGTAGAACAAAAAAGAATAAGATATGCCCTGCAGGAATTGCGTGGGCAAAAAGAACATTCGACAGATACCCTTCAGCTTATGCAAACATGGCTGCAAGTAAATATTGTAAGGACCCTAACTACGCTAAAAAATCTAAAAAATAATGGCAGCATACGGAACTAAAAAGAAGAAGCCTAAAAAACCAAAGTACTAATGGGTGAGCTTAAAAAGTGGAGAGATGAGAAGTGGGTTCGTATAGGGACTGACGGTTCTATTAAAGGAGCGTGCGGTACTAGTAAGAATAAAAAGAACCCTGATAGATGTTTACCACTTAATAAAGCTAATAGTATGAGTAAAGCAGAAAGAGCTTCAACTGCTAAAAAGAAAAAGAAGTACGGCAGAAAAAAACAGTTTGTGTCCAATACCAAGGCAGGTAGGGTCACAAGAAAAAGCGTCTAAAATATAAATAAATTTTGTTTAACTTTGCATAAAATCAAATCAAATGGAAATTAAAGTAAAAGCGTTAGACGGTGTAGAGCAGAAGTCTACAGCGGAGGTGGAAGAGGAATTGCTAGAAAAGCATGAAGAGCAGTTTGAGGACTCAGCACCAACAGAAGAAACTCAGGTAATAGAAGAACCGCAAGCCGAAGAGGTTGAGCAGCAAGAGCCGCAAGGCATTACCGAGGAGCAAGTTCTTTCACATATTAAAGAAAGATACAATAAGGAGATTACATCAGTAGATGAGTTGTTTGTAGAGCGAGAAGCTCAAGAAGAACTACCTGAGGATGTAGCTGCTTATTTTAAGTATAAAAAAGAAACAGGGCGAGGCATCAGTGACTATGTTAAATTACAACAGGACTTTGATGAGGTAAACCCTGAATCTTTGCTAAGAGATTATCTTAAGGCTACGGAAACAGCTCTTGACGATGACGACATTCAGTCGTTAATGGATGAGTATTCCTACGATGCAGACTTGGATGAAGAGTCGGACATTAAGAAAATCAAGGTGGCAAAGAAAAAAGCTATTGCTAAGGCTAAGAACTACTTTACCGAGCAGCAGGAGATGTACAAGCAACCACTTGAGTCAAGACAGGAAGCTATCTCTGAGGGCGAGAATGAGGAGTACAAAGCGTATAAGCAGTATTTGAATGAGGCGGCAACGCAGCAAGAGGAGACAAAAAGAAAGTCTGAGTGGTTCTCACAAAAGACTGACGAGGTTTTTAACAATGAGTTCAAAGGTTTTGAGTTCAATATTGGAGAAGACCAAGTCACTTTTAATCCGGGTAGTGCAGAGGAAGTAAAGAAGGCTCAGCTATCACCAATGAATTTTGTTAACAAGTATTTGGATGATAACGGACTTATGAATGACGCTGCAGGATACCACAAAGCACTAGCCGTTGCAATGAATCCTGAGAAGTTTGCTCAATTTTTTTATGAGCAGGGTAAAGCAAATGCGACAGAGGATGTTATGAGGAAGACTAAGAATATTAATATGACAACTCGCAACGCCCCTGCTTCAACTGTTAAATCAGGAGCACAAGTTAGGTCTTTGAGCAGTGACTCAGGTCGAGGTTTAAAGATTAGGAGTATTAAAAGAAAATAATTTTAAAAAAACAAAAAAATGGCAGGTTCAGTACAGACTAGTCCGGGCTTTGATTTACAGCCCTCAGCACAACAAGTGCCGACAGCGACTAATTACATTACAGATTTTAACTTCTTAAGTCAGTATCTACCGGATACTTACGAGAAGGAATTCGAGCGTTACGGTAATCGTACCGTAGCATCTTTCCTACGATTGGTTGGAGCAGAGATGCCTTCTAACTCAGACCTTATCAAATGGGCAGAGCAAGGAAGACTACACACTAAATACGTTAACTGTAGCTCAGGTGCAGCAGCAGCGCAAGGTACTGCAACTATTACAGTAGCAGATGTTCTTGACCCTAATAGACAGAATATTGGCTTAACAGCAGGTTCTATTGCTATTCGTGTAGGTAATACAGTTATGATTTCTGACAACGCAGGTTCAGGAAGCAATAAAGGGGTTGTAACTTTGGTTGATACAGCAGCAGGTACTTTCAATGTAGCTTATTATGAAGGTACAGGTCAAGCGTTTGGTAACACCGCAACCTTAACTGTATTTATTTACGGTTCTGAGTTTAAGAAAGGAACGAATGGTATGGCAGGTTCTTTAGAGGCTTCTGATGAAATCTTTGAAAACAGTCCAATCATCCTTAAAGATAAGTATGCAGTATCAGGTTCTGATATGGCTCAAATCGGATGGGTTGAAGTTACTACAGAGAATGGTGCGGCAGGATACCTTTGGTACTTGAAGTCTGAGCACGAAACTCGTCTTCGTTTTGATGACTACCTAGAAACATCTATGTTGGAGGCGGTTCCTGCAGCAGCAGGCTCAGGTGCAGCATCAGCAACAGGTGATGCAGGTAACAAAGGTTCTGAAGGTGTATTCTACGTTGTAGAGAACAGAGGTAACGTATGGTCAGGTGGTAACCCTAACGTATTGGGTGACTTTGACGCTGTTATCCAACGTCTTGACAAGCAAGGTTCTATTGAAGAGAACGTAATCTTCGTTGACCGTCAGTTCGGATTCGATGTTGATGACATGTTAGCTGCTCAGAACTCTTACGGTGCAGGTGGTACGTCTTACGGACTATTTGACAATGACGAAGAGATGGCTCTTAACTTAGGATTCACAGGATTCCGAAGAGGTTATGACTTCTACAAGTCTGATTGGAAATACTTGAATGACCCAACTATGCGTGGTGGTTTACCATCAGGAGCAGGTTCAGGAAAAATTAACGGATTGTTAGTTCCTGCAGGTTCAACTTCAGTGTATGACCAAATCTTAGGTAAGAACGCTAAGCGTCCTTTCTTACATGTACGTTACCGTGCTTCACAAACTGAAGACCGACGTTACAAGACTTGGATTACAGGTTCAGCAGGTGGCGCAGCTACTTCTAGCTTGGATGCAATGGAGGTTAACTTCTTGTCTGAGAGAGCTGTATGTACTTTAGGTGCAAACAACTTCTTCTTATTCCAAGAGTAGTATATTAAAAAGGGAGTCCGTTATAGCGGACTCTCTTTTACTTTTTTAAATTCTAATTAAATTCAAATGAAAAAAACAGTAGAGTACGTAGACAAGCAGTATAAATTATTAGGGAATACAACTCCGTTATCATTTATGCTCGCATCAAGAAACACAAGAAGATTTCCATTGCTATGGTTTGATGAGGAGAAAGGAGAGAACAGAGCCCTTCGATACGCAAGAAACCAAAAGAGTCCGTTTGAGGACGAGCAGGATGGGAATGCAATATTAGAGCCTATCATATTCGATGACGGCTTCCTTACAGTTCCAAAAACAAATCAGGTATTACAAAAGTTCTTAGAGATACACCCATCTAATGGTGTTAAGTACGCTACCATTGACAAAGCTAAAGAGGCTAAGGAGATAGTAGAAGACCTTAACGTAGAGGTTGATGCATTAATTGCAGCTCGCGAGCTTTCAATAGAGCAGATAGAGGCCGTAACCCGTGTAGCGTTTGGTACAGACCCAAGCAACATCACTTCGGCAGAGCTTAGGAGAGATATTCTTTTATTCGCTAAGCAAGACCCACACTCATTCTTAGCTGTTGTAGGAGACGCTTCGCTTCAGATTGACTCTAAGGTTCAGTCGTTCTTTGATAAGAACGTGTTAACGTTTAGAAACAACAAGAAGGATGTATTCTTTAATACGCCAAGCAATAAGAAGCGTATGCTGACAATACCTTTCGGTGAGGACCCGCTGTATGTGGTGTCGTCATACCTACAGAGCGATGAAGGACTTGACGTCCTTGAGTTCTTAGAGAAGGTCGCAGAGACCAAGTAGTAAAAGAGGAGGCAGAAATGCTTCCTTTTTTTTTGCTATCTTTGTTTCATTATTAATCATTTATATAGTTAAAAAGAAAAAACAATGGTAAAATTTATCAAAGTAAACGACATTCCATCGCACGAGGTACTTATCATACCTATTGCAGAGATGTTAAAAGTACAAACAAGTAGTAGTACTGTAACTCAGGTAAGGTATGGTACTGTAAATACAGATATAAATATTATATCTATTGCTCACGACCCAATGCCTTCATCTTCAGATACCGCTATGGTTGATTGGGTTACTAAGCAATTTATTGCAGCTAATCAACGACCTTGGTCAGAGCCGATGTATAATGTATCAGCTTCTGATGCTCCTTATTCAATTTCTAACATTACATTAACATAATTATGACAAAGTATATATATTTAAACGACGGAACGAGTAACGTAATAATTTCAAATGTTGAAAAAATCATGGCTGTTGCAACAGCAGGAACTACATTATTAACATTAAAGATATTTCAAGAAGTTGATAATGATAGTTTTGATACCATAACAATAACTCACGCTACTAACGTAGGAGCGCACGATATGAAGGTTTGGATTCTTGGAGTTATTCAAGACTTGTATAGTTCAAATTGGAAAGAGGTTGCTCCATTACAGGTTCCACCTAGAGCGATTTCATCAATAGTTTATTCTTAAGCCTATGGCAAAATATTTAGGAATACCGTTAACGGTATCAAATGGTAATAGGACACCTCTCACGGCGCAGCCTGA